GGATTACCCTTAAAAACGTTTAATAAAGCCTTTTTTAAATAGCTTTGTGTTATTTTGTGTTATTAACAGCCTTGTGGAAAAGTGTGTGGAATATGTGGAAAAATGCTCTCTTAAATCCTCTGAGACCTTGTGTTTTATGAGTCTTTTAATGTGCTCAGACCTGATAGATTATGTGTCTTAAATCCTCTCAGGTCTTGTGATCTAAGCGTGCATAAGCTTACACGAGACTCAGAGAATTGTCAACCCCCCGCTGATAAGTTTCTTCGGGACTTGACATCAGCACACTATAAGGATTGCTCATCAATCTCCATGGTATTGTTGACATCAGTGCTGAGAAGCTTTATAATATCAGAGTAACTTACAGGAGGGGAAGTAAGCACTACTGTAGCTGGTAAAATGTCTCAGTTATGTAAGCACAACTCACAACCACATGGATGACACCGTGTTTGATATGTTCCAAGAGATTGCTGATGCTCCTGGAGAAATCTATGACATCCCTGAGATGACTGATAGAAAATTTGATGTGGAACAGTACATCAACGGTGACACTGATTATTAATAGTTAAGGTGTCAAGTCCTGAGCAAGACTATAAACTACTCGACACACAGTTTACTTCACTTTTCTACGATTATTATGTCCCGCGAAATGATGCTTGGTCTTCTGTCAGTTGCTAACACTGGTGATGACATTTTGGCAGTCCTTGATGTTATTGAGAGTGATGTGCAAAGTGACAATCAAGGTGACGCAGTGAGTTATGTTAGTGGGGAATCTGTGACCTTCTGAGTATCATCGTACTTTAGGGGTTACTAACTGTAGCCTCTAAAGTGTCCTAGTTATGTAAGCACAACTCAAACTTCTATGACCACCACTTTCCAGACTAATCTCACCGATACCACTTATAACGGGTGGACCAATTATGAGACTTGGAATGTAGCACTCTGGATCGGTAATGATGAGGGTCTTTATCACTTAGCGCGTGAGGCAAAGGATTATCGTACCTTTGTTGATTGTCTGGAAGCATGTTCATTCAATCATGCAGCTACTCGCGACGGTGTTAAGTGGAATGACCCTAAAATCAATGTTATCGAGATGGATCAAATGTTCGACGAACTTTGATGCTAACTGTGGCAGGGGCAGAGCTTGACTTTGCCTCTGTAATTTGATAGAATGATGCGTGCGTGACCAGCAGTTATTTGCGGCGTTGATTTATATCGTCGCGGGCGGCGTGATAAAAACCCCTCACTACCCTAACCTACAGAGGTGACAAATCGACCTCTAAATATCACTCTCATAAAAAAAATCCCGGATATGAAAAAGCGACCGTATTGGAATTTTTGGAAAGTTGTATTAGCAGGTTGGTGTATTCGATATCCAAAAACAATGTCCAAGGTGGTATTAGTACCTCTTGGATTTTTTATTGTTTTGATATATAATGCGATTATGAATTGAATAATTAGAAAAAAATTCCCGGAGGTAAAATGAACGCCACAAAGGTTTATCACATATACACAAAGAATGAGTGTATATACAACAATTTAAGTGAAGATGAGTTTACTGAGAAGTGGACAGAACTGAATGCAATAGTAGGATTATTGCATACTGATTATTCGCCCACTGATCTTTCTTATGAGGAATGTACAAGGTATTGGGGAGGAGCTGGTGGTAATAACACTATAGAACCTGCAGGTGATGATTCATACTGAACCATTGACAGACTACATACTAGGAGTTATAATTGAACTGAAGTAATTTCAAAACTATGGCAAAAGGATTTACTGTAAAAGCAAACACACCTACTACAAAGAAAGAGGAGTGGGACATTGCTGCTATCAAAGAACGAATGAAAGGCAAGACGATTGTTTTTTGTTTACCTGGACGAGGAGTATCATATATCTTTCTGAAGAACTTTGTTCAACTTTGTTTTGACATGGTACAGAATGGTATGGCCATTCAGATTAGTCAAGACTATAGTTCAATGGTAAACTTTGCACGTTGTAAGGTATTGGGTGCGAATGTATTGCGTGGACCTGATCAAATTCCTTGGGATGGTAAGTTGCAGTATGATTATCAACTGTGGATTGATAGTGATATTGTATTTGACACTAACAAGTTTTGGCAGCTTTGTGATCTTGCTATCTCAGAAGATGGCACAGAGCGTGAAATCACTGCTGGGTGGTATGCCACTGAGGATGGACACACAACTTCTGTCGCACACTGGTTAGAAGAGGATGATTTCCGTAAGAATGGTGGAGTAATGAATCACGAAACTGTCGATTCCATCCAGAAGCGTAAGAAGCCATTTACTGTTGACTACACTGGTTTTGGTTGGGTTATGATTAAGAAGGGTGTCTTTGAGGATGAGAAGATGAAGTATCCATGGTTTGCACCTAAGATGCAAGTTTTTGAATCTGGAAGTGTTCAGGACATGTGTGGTGAGGATGTCTCATTCTGTCTTGATGCTATTGAAGCAGGTTATGATATTTGGTGTGATCCTCGGATTCGTGTTGGGCATGAAAAAACTCGTGTTATTTGAGCGTGACTCGTTTTAACTTACATTATGAGGATAAGATGATTTGTAGCAACCTCTCGTTTGAAGAAGCAGCAGAGGTTCTACAAGACTTCTCCGAAAAATTTTTCTCGGGTGAAGGTACTATTGAACCACAAAAAATTCAACTTAAGGAGATTTAATTATGGCACGATCAAAAGTTGGTCTTTCGGGCAATAAGATTATTGAATCAAAGCCCAAAAATACTCGTCAAGGACAAGGTAAACATACTAAGTATGCTGCCACTTCCCGTAATGGTAAAAAGAAGATGTATCGTGGACAAGGTAAATAGATGTAACAATCCTTTGTTACTTTATGTCAGCATTAATTTGTAACTTACCTTCTGTTGAAGTATGGGTAAGAAAAGAATATCTCACTGATCATCAAAGTGGTCATGGTGAATTTGTAAAGGGCGTTTGGGTATCGTGTAAATCGATACCTGGGCGTGCTTTTTATTTTGAGACTTACTTACCAGAATATGCTGCAATGTATGATAAATTACCTATTAGTGCTTTTGTAAGTGAACCAGTAACACCTACACCTGATATGAACCTATCAAATCTACAGTTTTGGAATTGTATGGATTATGGTGTAGTATCAATTCATAAACAATTTATTGGTTCAATGGATTTTGAGTGCTATACTCGCGATCATGGTATAATGAAAGGCGAATATATTTGCACAATTGATAACTATCATCAAGATTGTGATGTAATTGATTATGCAACCAGTGAAAATCCAGCTGAACATAAGTCTCATAACCTCATTAAATTGAATAATGGACAATATGCACTCTATCCAAACAATAGAATGCGTATTTTTGATAATAGTTTGACACCTGTTGAACCCAAAATGCCTGATTTTAAGGTATCAACTCAATATTATAGTGTTGAAAATGGTTTTGATCGACTTGGAATGGGTCGTGAGGACGAATATTTTTGGAAAACTGCTAAAGAACGCGAAAATTTACCTAAGGAGAACGAAAATGAATGATTTTTTAGACAATTTAGCTAATCATAATCATCAAAAAATGCTTCGTGAAATCTCAAATGATGATTTGACACCTAAAAAGAAGAAATTGCAACAAGAGGGTGAATTATTTGATCCTCAAAGTGATCCAGAACCACTTTACGAATGAGATTTGCCCCTATAAATAAGTCAGAACTTATAATATAATTATAGATAATGCCTTTAGAAAGGGTAAGTCAAGGTTTCAAAGATATTAGTGCATCATTTAAGGCCAATCCCCTTACATATGATGTCATTGCTTTGAATAATGCTTCTGCAATCGCAAGATCTGTTAGAAACATTGTCTTTACTGCTCCTGGTGAAAAGTTTTTTGATCCAGATTTTGGATCAAACATTAGTCAATCACTGTTTGAAAACATTGATAACATTACTGCAGTGACGATTAGAGATGAAATAGAAAACTCCATCATTAACTATGAACCAAGAGTTTCATTATCTTCCGTTGTGGTCGATCCTGATTTCGATAACAACGGTTTTAATGTAACTATTATCTACAGAATTATTGGAGTTGATATACCACCTCAACAGTTAGAGTTTGTATTAGAATCAACTCGATAAATGGCACTAGTAAACTACGCAAATCTGGATTTCGCCCAGATTAAATCTACACTTAGAGAATATCTAAGAAACAATTCTAATTTTACGGACTATGACTTTGAAGGGTCTAACCTGTCCACAATTTTAGATGTTTTAGCATACAATACTTACTTGGCATCATACAATGCCAATATGGTATCAAATGAGTGTTTCATTGATAGCGCAACATTAAGAGAAAATGTTGTTTCGCTTGCAAGAAATATTGGATATACCCCAAGATCAAGAAAAGCTTCAAGAGCAACTATTAGTTTTTTCGTTGATACTACTGGAATTACCCCAGCACCAACATCAATTACCTTGAATAAGGGCCCAATCGCAACATCGGGAGGTACTTTTGGTGGAAATTCTTATATATTCTCCATTATGGATGATATAACAGTTCCTGTAGTGAATGGAGAAGCATCATTTGATACACTACCGATTTATGAAGGAACATATATTACCGAATCATATACTTATAGTTCAAGAAACCCAAATCAGAGATTTTTAATCAACAATCCTGGGGCAGATACTGATTTAATCCGTGTTAGAGTAGGAACAAATAGTTCTACTGCAAAAAGAACCTACACAAAACAAGATAGTTTATTTGATATTGATGGAGATTCAAGAGTTTTCTTCTTACAAGAGGTAGAAGACGAAAGATATGAAATACTTTTTGGTGATGGGATCTTTGGCAAGGCACTAAGTGAAGGAAATGTCGTTGAAATTACTTATTTGACCACTTCTGGCGGTGGTTCTAATGGATTAAGTAGTTTTGCCTTCAATGGTCGAATGTCTTATGTGAGAAATGGTGTTACATATACTATTTCTCAAGGAATTTCAATTCTCACAACTGATATTTCTGCTACTGGTGGAGATGTTATTGAAAAAGTAGATTCGATTAAAAAGTTTGCTCCTAGAATCTATGCTTCTCAGAACAGAGCTTTAACTGCAAATGATTATGAAACTCTAATTCCGGCAAAAATCTATCCAGAAACAGAATCTATTTCTGTATTTGGTGGTGAAGAGTTAGTTCCTCCTCAATATGGAAAAGTTTTTATTAGTATTAAACCAAGAACAGGTGAATTTCTTCCAAATCTCGTCAAAGAGAATATTAAGAGAGATTTGAAAAAATATGCAGTTGCAGGAATCGTTCCAGAAATTTTAGACCTCAAGTATCTTTACCTTGAGGTATCTTCCAAGATTTATTACAACAGCAATCA